GGCCAGCGAGAAGCTTTTAAAAGCAGGCATCAGAAAAACATAGCTAGAGGGCCAATGTCCGCTGCATACTGGGCTAACAAGGTTAAGTGGAGTCCAAGTAAGACTATGTCTGACTCTAGCAAGTGGAAGAAAGGATAATTTGGCTATGGCTAAAAACACAGAAACAGAAAATAAGCAGACCGTTGTTATCAACGGTGAGGAGCACAACGCAGCGGACTTGTCACAAGAACAGGTATCGTTGCTTAATCATGTGGCAGATCTTGAGAACAAAATTCGACAGATCAGCTTCAACCTAGACCAAGCGCAGGGAGGTAGAAACTACTTCATGGGCTTGTTAACTGAGGCTATGAAAGTAGAGCCTGAAGTTAAGGCAGAAGCTAGTAGTTAAGATGTGGGGACAGATACGGCAGATCTTATACAGACTCTGGGATTCCCTGTTGTTGCTGCGGCAGCAGCAGGGGTCTTCGGGTACAAGATTGTCTTCTACGTCCTGCGCGATTTGTCGGGTGAAATTAAAGACCTCTATACGATAATTGTCAAACTGATTGACAGACTGAATGGAAATGACAAAGAAACTAACAAACTCGCCAAGGAAATCGCAATGCTGCGAGTTGAGGTTTCGTCCCTCTACAAGTGCATGGGCATTACCCCTAAAGGCAAAAAGATTTCTAACGATAGCAGGGATTAGCGTAGCTGTTATTCTAGTGGGTGCAGGCTGTAAAAGTTTGCCGGGTAAACTAGAGGTTGATACGCCGTTCTTTGATATCGAGTACGACGGAAAGCCGTCACAGTAATACGTACGTTAACAGATGAGTTTTGATGATTTAAAGGTTGGCTTTGCGTCTGTTACAGGCTTGGGTAATTGGATGTTGGAGATTGACATAATTTTGAAAGCTGGGATTAGCCTAGCTACGCTGGTTTACATCGTAATGAAGATACGGGAACAACTAAAGAAAGGTTAAATATGCCAACAGTAGGTAAAAAGAAATATGCGTATACCCCAGCGGGTATGAAGGCTGCAAATGCAGCAGCAAAGCGTCAAGGCAAGAAAGTAGCCAAGGCGGCGAAACCAAAACGGGGAGCTAAAAAGACAAGATATGCTTAAAGGTAACAAAACATACATGACAGCAGCGGGAGGTGTCCTAGCTGCTGTGGGTGCGTACTTTAGCGGCGATATGGAACTTGGGATGATGCTTAATCTCGTCATTACTTCGTTGCTTGCTGTTTTCTTACGCAAGGGCGTCAAGTCAGACACAGGTGCTGAGTCTGATAGCAGCGATTCTTAAAGCATTTCCAGTGCTTGCGGATTTATTCGGCAATGCAGTTGATATGCTTAGAGAGCAGCAAGCCCAACAGCGGCGTTCTGTTAAGGACGCTTCTGTTGATGCTTCTGTTGACGAGTGGCTGCGTAAGCGCGAAGCTGGAAAACAGCGGAAGGCTGATGAGTCACCCGGAGTTTCCAGTGGCAGCACAGGAAGCCCCTGAGTTTACACGTGAGGTACTCAAGACAATCAACAGGCTTGAGTATGAAATAGAACGGCGAAAGTAATGGCTACAGTAGCAGTAACAGCAAGGACGAAGCCCTCGGTGAGTGCTGCTTTAAATCCAGCTACTGAGCTAGTGTCGGGTATAGCTTCGAACTTTAGTACTGCTTACACTAGCTCAGGTCTGGAGAACATCCTTGGCATAGGACTTTTAAACAGTGCTTATGGTAGCCTCTATGTTTTAAAGGCTTTAGTCGGCACTACAGCAGGTGGTGCAAATGCAACAGGTGTTGCCAGTAATGTACTCTCTATAAACCCTAGCGGTTCGTCTTTAGTGGATCGTACACTAGAGTTTCAGCAATTTCTTTTAACACCGTTCACCAAATATACAGTTAGCTTTAACGTAGGGACTATCGGTTCTGGTGCAACTTACGTACTGGGTTTTTATACGTCCACGTCTACTGACGCTGTAACAGCAACCACTGTCGGTACATTAGCGGTGGGTGCTAACGAATTTACGTTTATCACAGGTGAGATTTTTGATTACTTCAGCCTGTTCTCGCGTCTTTACATAAGGCTGTCTAGCGTTAGTGACGCGGCTAATTTAGTACTCACAATAGACGCTAGCAGCACACCCGTGAGCGTACTGGAAACAGCAAGCGGTTCTTTAGTAAGTGTTAGCGCAGCAATAATAAGATGAGTGTAGAGTACATACTGGATAGGGCAGGTAAGAAGCTGGGGATTAACCCTAACGACAGTCATCAGCGTTCTGTCATGCTGGATTACCTCAACGAAGGCGCACAAGAACTCTACGAGGAGTCTGATATGGTCGGGAGTCTTGTGGAAGATTCGTTTTACGTGCAGGGAGACAAGACCATAGCTTTGCCCAGCAACGTGAGTTCTGTACGGGCTATAAGGGAGAAGGAGAGCCAACACCCTTGGAGCTTGTCTAACCTCACTGAGCGTTATTCACATAACAACACAGCGCAGGATGACAGAACTTGGCGAATTAAAGGCTACGAACCTTTTAAGGTAACGCCCACAAATTTTTCAGGTATGAAGGCTACGGTAACTGCTGCTATGTCATCAATAACCCTGACTGTCGTTGGTGCGGCTGCAGGTATAACGAAAGCTTTCGAGGACGTTACGCTAAGTAGTACCAGCAATACGTTCTCTACAACATTTACATCCATTGAGTCTATCATTAAGTCTGACGTATGCACATACGACATTACCATAAAGCAGTCTGATAATACCATAGTTGCCGTTATACCCAACAACGAGAAGGAGTCACGCTACTTGATTTTGGATGTCAGCAAGTATCCTTGGGAATCTTCAGCAGCGCAAGACGACGCACACACGCTGGAGGTTCTCTACAAGAAGAAGCTTCCTTACCTCAGCAAAGACAGCGATGAGTTTCCAGCGGACGGATACGACAACATCATCGTGAACAAGGTGATGCAGCTTTTCATGGAGGAACAGGGCAAGATTGAAGAGGCCATGCTGTACGACAAGAAAGCTTCTAGGAGTATGGGCAGGCGTAACGCAGATCTTGAGCGTGGTCAGCTACAGAAAGTCCAGTTCGACAAACACGCACACGATAAACTTAACTTGTCCATGCTTAACAAGTACACAAGGTCGCACAGGTTATAAGGTAAGTTTTAATGGATTTTATACAGCAATCTTTTGGCGGCGGTATGAACCTTAGTGTCGATGATACTAGGGTTCCTGCTGATGCCTATAGACTAGCCTTTAATGTCAGAAATAGGCACGACTCGCTGGAGACTGTTAAGAAAAGCGAGGTGTTTGACATGTCAATACTTGCGCCCAGAACAGACCCGAAGGTACAAGGTATACTGTTTGTAGATCCCTACTTTTTTATCTTCGTTGATGGCGAGTGCCTCAAGATGCACAAAGACACAAGTGTTGTTACAGAAGTCTACGGGCCATCTAGCTCTCACGTAAAACCTGTCACATACGCTAACGGTGTTACTACAGGTACGGGTACTATAAGGATGTCAACCTCGGCTGAGTTTGTGTACGCAGTGGTTGTTCCACCGTCTTACGATAACTTTGCTGGCTCGGCGGTTTCTTCAGATAACCCTAGCGCAGGTGGTAAGTCAGACTACACCAAGCGACTGCCACCAACTGTTGCAGGCATAGTCGTACAGGATGGCGTTAACAGGCCGAATCTTATCGAGATCGCAGCGGATACTACCGTCACTGCGCGTCAGTTGATGGGCTATGACCAGTGGCGGAATCATTACATCACAATAAACAACGGCAGCGGTTACAGCACAGGTACTTCTACGTATACAGTGGATGCTATTCCTGTGCAGGTTAACTCAGGTTCGGTAATTACTTTTGCAAGTGGTGCAACACTTACAGTTAGTGACACCAACGCTGCAACTGATACGACACTTGCGGGTACGTTAGTCGGTAGTGTTGCAGACGATGAAGTTGGTGTGTTGGGTTTCCGTGAGTACGTGCCGATAGGCAAGCAGATGGCTTTTCATGGTGGTAAGCTGTACGTGGCCTCTACAGATGGGACAAAGCTTTACCATAGTGTTAGTGGTCGAGCTTTGGATTTCATGGTTCCGCTTAATAACGACGGCGATAAAATCCACGACTCTGAAGTTAGCGGAGGTGTCGAGGCTGTAGCCTATACAGTTAGTAACGATCCTATAACCTGCCTGCGGTCACTGAACACAGAAGAACTCTTTGTTGGTGCGGCAAACTCAAGTTATGCCGTTAAACCTGACACGGTAAATACAATTTTCGGTGAGCCAACTTTCACCAAGAAGTATCTGTTTAGTACAGGGCCGGTGAATCAGAATTCGTTTGTAGACTTGCTAGGCGACATGGCGTTCATAGACCAGACCGGCATTAGGTCGTTTAACGCTGTGCAGCAGTCGGAAGTCTTAGCAAGGAACGATATCTTTTCGCGGCCTATCTCTAACATATTCGAGGATGTTCTACAGGACGGATCTTTCCAGTGTGCGGCAATACACAAGGGCTATGCGTTGTTCCACATGCTTACAAATCTGCCTGAGCAGCATGTGTCTGTGGTTTACGACATGGCCACTAAGAAGTTCGTGAGTCTGGATACGCACAGAAATTCCACTGTTGGTGTTGAGACTTGGGATGGAGATACCACGAATCAAATCAACCATACGCTGAGCTCTCGTGGCAAACCTATACGGGCTATGGCTACTGGTGTAACTACGGCTGGCTCGCAGGTTTTGTTTGCTGTAACAGACGATCCCACATCTTACGGGGCTTTCGTTAAGGAGTTGTACGGTTCACACGAATCTGATATTGCTATCATAGAAACAAAAAGCTTTTGTACGCAAGACCCGAAGGTTGAGTTGAAGCCGTCTACGCTAAACGTGCTTTTCAATAAACCATTTGAGAAGTTCCACAGCTTTACCGTGAACAACGCAGGGGGCTATTCGCCGGGTAAGTATCCAACAGACTTAAGTTCTGCGAACTCAAATACGATAGCTGTTGATAGCCTTAAAGAGGGTGATGTTGCTATCGGTTCTGTAAACTTCCCTCCGCACGGTAGTACGTTCTTTTTTGATAACGGGGCTACGTTTTCTCTGCGGCTTTTTTCAGAGGCTGGTTCAATAGGTCATCAGCATACGATGACCTCGATTAAGTTACCAGGAATTCTATCGAACACAGGTATTGCCGATAACGCAGAGGGTTACAACGCTGGATTCTTCGCAGCTACAGTTTATGTAGATGATGCGATGGTCAGCGGTAACAGGGGTGGGTTTCAAGTTAAGAGTCTGCCGCTAATTCGCTCAGGCTTAAAGTTTCCAGTTACGTACCCAGCAGAAACCTGCGTAAACACGCACGCAAACTTATCGTTTAATTACCAGACGAGTAATCAAGGTTGGAAAGTCTCGTTTAAACTGCACTTGATCGGCTCACCAAAACTCTCTACACTTCGCCTTGAAACCAAGGAGGTTACATTAAAGTCACCCCTGATTAACCAAGCATACTCAGCATAATATGGCAAAAACAGTAACAAGCTCAGAGCCACGAACAGACGCGATAACGCTGTTCACAAGCTTGGAAGATTTTAGCACGTGGGAGAGTGGTCTTTCGGTGGCAGCAGCTACTACCTCAGCAGAGGGCGTGGTAAAAAAAGGTGCGGCTGTGGCTAGCCCGTCAGGAAATAGTGCCACAAACAATCAAACAGCAATCATTGCGCTACTTGTTAGCCTGCGGAATGCTGGTATTATAGCAACATAAGGAGATAGAGATATGGGAAACGGTGGAATTTTAGGTACAGGCTACGGTTGGGACGACCTCGCGAAAGACGCTGCCAGTGCAGGTATTAACTACTGGGCAGGTAAGAAGGGTGAGCGTACAGGCGCAGATGTAGGTGCAGAGTATGGTGATGCCTATTCAAAGTCTTACCCTAAGATAATGGAGGCGAATCGTGGCGAGATTCAAGCCATGATGCAGAAAGACCTTGATATGCAGAGGCAGTTTACGCCTCAGCAGCAACGTCTTGATTACGATACACTTGCCGGGGATAAGGAAGCAGGCATACCCGGTGTACTAGACTACGGCAGAGTCGGCAGTCGTTTAACCGATCAAACACGTAGCCTTGATGCTGGCACAGACTTGGACATTATGCGGCAGCAAGGCCCGTATATGGCTCAGTCTACAATGGATCAGTTAGCGATAACTGATCAACCGTTTATGCGTACGCGGGAAGCTGGAGCGCGGGGGATAAACGATTTACTGGGTAGTATAAACATGAGTGGTCTTTCTGGTGGTGAGCGTGCTGAGATCGAGCGTATGAACGCGCGGCGTAATATGCAGAGAGGTTCAGCAGGGGGTGGTGGGAATTTAACTGCGATAGAAAACGCCATGCAGTTTGGCTCTGCTATGGATCGTAAGAGGGCTGCGTTGGGTAATGCTTTGCAGACAGCCACTAGTTTTATGTCAGGTTCTAGGTCAGGCTTTGATCCTATACAGGCTACGCTTGGTAGAGGTAGTGGAACTAACCAGATAGCTGCTGGGTTCCAAGGTGTGCAGCCTGTGACAAACTACTCTAATCAAATGCCCGGTATGCCTAGTATGGCTGGTGTAAACACAAGCGGTAATGTTTTTGATACGATGTCTAGAGGTGGTGCATCTATAGATAACTGGCTTAACCCCGGAAAATAACTATTATGGCAGGCTTAGGTGATATATTAAGAGGCGCACTTGGTGGCGAGTACAGTATGGGCAGAGACCTCGACGATGAGGAGCGCAGACAGATAGAAGAGCTACGTGCTCGTGGGATACACGTCCCACAAGAAAGTCAGTCGTCTCCGTTTCGCTACGGCGCAGGTTCAGTACGCAAGGAAAACTTGGAGGATATGCGTGCGGTAATGCAACCTGAGCAGAAGCGTAAGATGAACGATTACATGCAAGCGCAAGGAGAGATGGAGCGTGATCGCATGAACATGGAGTTGCAGCAGCGTCGAATGGCTAACCAAGCAGCAATGCAAGAGCAAGCTCGCAACCGTGCTATAGATACAGAAGCGCAACGGCAGCGGTTAGGTGGTATGCCTACAACGTCACCACAACAGCGGTTTGCTGATCAAACAGGCGGCTCCATGATGTACAGGTCTGAAGAGGATTACTTAGCGGATGAACCAAAAGCCCAGATAACCCCAAGACAACAAGCGGAACTTGCAGTACTTAATCGCGAAAACCTACCGTCGCGCATACAGGAACAAAGTCTCAGCGCACAACAGCAAGCTGGCAAAACACAAGAGTTAGCCCACCAAGTTGGCTTGATAAACCTAGAAGATCAACGGGCAGCAAGTCAGTTATCCGCTCGGGTAAGGGAAGCATTGCCCGCAGATTACGCGCAGGCCTTGGCAAACAAACAAGTTGTAAGCACAGAGCTTGCAGTCTTGCTTGACTCGCAGAGGTTGAAGACACAGCAGAAGTATGGTGACCAGCTCGCAGAGATGTCAGTTGATAAACAGATAAATGCGTTGGATTTAGAGTTACAGAATATACAGGACGCAAAGGCTTGGCTTACCGAGACACAAGCAGGCCAAGTTTACAGGATGCAGGGTGGCAAGCTTGGTACTGACTATCTAAATGTACTTAGACAACTTGAGCTTGCGCTCAGTAATGCGCGCGATAGGGAAAACAGAAGTCGTATAGCCGACCGAAGGCTTGGGCAAACTGCGCCGAGTGCCTCGCCACTAGAAGATGCTCTAAATGGCGAGGTGAGTATACCGTTTAGTCCTATACCACCTTTAGTTACACCATAGACTAAAATGCCCTCTAACCTACACCTAGTCAGACGCCGTGCTAATACACCTCGTAAGAGTGTGTACGATAAGCATATGCGGGATCAAGATTTAGATCCTGAGCAGTACGAGGTGTTGAATGACGAGGAGCTTGAGACTTACTTAGCCGACGACTACAGCAAGGCTTCGTCGTTTGGTTACGGTGCAACTGAACACGCAGGAGCAGGTGCAGGTGCGGCGGGTGCTATGTTAGGTACAGGCCTAGCCTTAGTTGGTACTGGCATTGGTACACTACCCGGTCTGGGTCTAATAGCTGCTGGCAGTATAGCTGGTGCGTTTATTGGTAGCGCAGTCCAAGGTGTTGCCGAGGACGTAGTCTACGATGACGAGCAGCGAGCAGAGCTAGCTAGAAATCGACGTAACGCAGCCCTTGCAAATCCTGTGTCGAGTTTTGTGGGTACACAAGCACCCATGCTGGCTTCTTTTAAGCCGTCCCTTACGCAGATAGGCAAACTTGGTAGTGGGGTAAAATCTTTTGCCGGTGGTGGACGTTTGCTTGCAGACCCAAGTGTAAAGCAGGCTTATACACAGGCTGCTTTAGGTGCTGGCATAGACACCGGCATAGAGGGCGGCTTTCAGTTAAGTAAAGGCGAACTCGATGTAGGTAGATTGGGGGCAGCAGCTACCATAGGCACACTCCTACAGAAGCCTACGTTTAAACCCAAGAGTGCTGACGCTCTGATTAAGCGTGGGCGCGATCTAGCTGCAAGTAGACCTAAAGGTTCACGGTTTAAGCCTAATGATCCAGATAAGATCTTTAACATATGGGCTGATCCTTTGGTTCACGGTGACACTTTACGTGCTGCTCAAACACCTGAGTACACTAACATGTCCAATGAAGGTAAGTTCTTTGTTGGTGACACAGGCACTAAGGTTGGTGTTGTAGAGAATGCGTCTACACCTACGCCGTCGAACCTAGCGCAGGCTATTGAGTTCGAGGTAACACGTGGTGCGGGTATCCTAGACCCGATAAGCGTCGGCCCTGCTGCGCGAGAGCTTGGTGGAGTAGGCGGTGGTGCAGGAGGTACGCGCGGCGCAGGCATAGGCTTCGTGCCACTTACTGTAGACGAGGTTGCTGCAGCACAGGGCGTCACGTCAGGAGTTGTTCGTAAGGCTTACGGCGCGGGAGATGCTGCTGTAGCACAGGCCACCAAGAACCAAGCTGAAGCAACCGAGGCTTTAGCTAAGGCCCGGAAAAACTTAGAGGCTGTCGAGACAGGGCCAAAGGTCTACTCGCGTACGCTCTACAAGGACGTTGTACCAAAACGAAAGTTGGCTTCTGCTACGGCTGCAGTTAACAAAGCACAGAAACAACTGGACAATGCGAACAAGCAGCTTGCGAACAGAGACATGGGCGATTCGGAGAAGCGTGGGATCACCAAGCTGTTCTCTGGTGCTAGCAAGTCAACAGAAACAGTTTTAGATCCTGTAACAGGCTTGCCGCGTAAGGTTAAGGTCATTGAAGTTCCGCCAGAGGCTAGCGCAAGATACTTGGATCGTAACGGTGAGCCACTGCACGATAGGCTAGATGTATGGGAGCCTAAAGGTTTGAAGGTTGGCGGAGAGGGAGTTAAAGACCCTGTAACAGGTGAGCTTGTTCCCGACCAAGTGTTCTTCGACCCACTTACGAACAGGTTTCACAGGCGAATTGTCAACAAGGATGGTGTAACACGTACACCTATGGTGGGTACGGTGGAAGCACGTAAGCTACGACAGAAATTTCAAGATCACCTAGTTGGTGTACGTAAACGTGCTGCGGAAGTTCGGCGGGAAGTTGAAAGCCAGCGTAGGCTAGCTACCGGCAGCGAAAAAGCTTTACCTCCGTTGAATGAGAAAACTTTGGAGATGCTGCAGATTCTCGCACTCAAGAATGGCTTCAGCCTGACGAAAGAGATTACGCGAATCTACGAAGGCGGCAAACACATGGCAGGTGTCGCGTACTATAATGCACGCAACGTCAGGGTTGACCCTCGACGCATGACAGACGACACCCTAGCACACGAAGGTTTTCATAACTGGCTAGATGATCTTCAGTACTCTACGAACGCCAAGGATCGAAAGCTAAGGGAGGATTTCTTGAAGTTGTTTGAGGACGAGCCAGAGGTATCAAGCTTACGTTCTAAAGTTGATGCAGCGGAAGCCTTGTACGCCAAGGCAAAGTCGCGCGCGGCGTCCGAGGCGTCCAGTATGTTTGTAAACAAGCAACGCGCTGCCGAAGCCCTTGATGAGGCGGATAAATCATTCCAGTCATACATGAAGTTAAAGCGCCAGCTCCTCGAGGTTGCCGAGGATTACCGGCCCAATGCAAATGTACCCGTGCGACTGGCTGCCGTAGAAGAACGGGCAGTCGAGGGTCTCGGTTTAGCTATGGTTGATCGACTATCCAAGCGATCAACTGATGAACTCAGACGTAACACCGCCAAGTTCAAAGTGTTGTTACGTAACGCTCGGTTGCGTTGGAAAGATAGGTTTGGAAGAAGTCTTACACCTGACGAACTTAAAGAGTATATGCTTATCAAGTACGAACACGACGCACCGTTTTTGTACAACGATGATCTTGTTAGCGGGTTTGTAACTCACAGGCTGGGCAAAAGACCAACAGAAGGTAAAGCTTTATCCAAGTGGAACATCGATAAGCAGCAGTTGATGAACGATGTGCAGGCGGGTAATCCTGTACGGTTGGGTGCTGTGTCACCTATGTCGAGAGCCGGGGATGATCCGTGGAAAGACTTAAAATTTCAAGAGGAGAAGGTACGCTATAACTCGCGGGGTGAGGTAGCGGCAACAGAGAAAGAAGTAGAGGAAGGTTTTAGCATGGTCAAGAAGTCTCTGGGTATGCCAGAAGACGCGCCACCACCAGAAGGAAGTGGCCTCGGTGGTATGCTTAATAAGGTAGAGCAGGACACGGGGCAGAAGTTTCAAGAAGCCAGAGGCGGAGAGCGTCCAGCCGGTGACGCTGATGCTATGTTTGCTGTCAGTAGGGATCGCGCACGGCACACAGCAGAAACTTTTGACAGGGTAGAAACCTCAGCGGATCAGTTCGATCCTGAGCGTACGATAATGTCTGGTGGTGTAAAGGATCGCGCTTGGTACAACCCGATGCGTGTACTCAAGGCAGTACAGTATACACAGGCTGAAACAGATCAGCTACTTATAAGGCCATTCGCAGGTTTGCAAAATGCAGACATTACTAACTCCACAAAGAAGATGGCTTTGTATGCCAGAGATGCCCAAAGCAGACTTGAGTTAGCGGCGAACCGTTATACTACACGATTTACTGAGCCGTTGATTATGCGTATGAAAGAGATCAACGTGTCTGACGCGGATAAAGCTTTGCTGGGTAAGTTCAGATACCTGCGTACTTTGGTTAAGCGTAACTACAGAGACTTGGACAGTGACTTTGTACGTGACTATAACACCGAGTATCAAAAGCTGAAGTCAACTGTCGAATCGTCGCGTAAGCTATCTGATGCAAACAAAGAACTTGATACGCTGTACGCACAGACTAGGGCTGAACATATAGCTAATGGCCCCAAGGTAAAAGATGGCGAACTGTGGAGAGACCCCAAGGATGTACCAGAGGGTTACTACGAACCGGGGATGCTTAGTCGTTCAGCTACGGGCATACTCAAGAACAAAGCTCATACACCAGAGGGCAAAGCCTTACAGGATAAGATCGTCAAGTTTTGGATGAAGCAGCAGGTAGCACGCCCGGGGCTGGAGGCTGAACTTCGTGACAATCTCGCAGAGTACATCGCAGTTATCGGTAACAAGGAAAACTTTGTTAAGACAACAGGTGAGAGTGTGGATCTCACAACGTCGTCTAGGTTTAATGCGCTGCGTAAAGTACAAGGTTTGCTTATGCCGCCTGATGTTGTTGACCCCGATCCGTTTATGCGAGCTGGTCGTTACGTGGGTAGGTTTGCTAAGGACATGGCTTGGTATACGCAAATAGAAGACGACCATGTTATGCGTGCGATTCGTGACCTCAAAGATCAAGAGGGCAACTACACGCACAGACCTAACAAAGCAGAGACAGAAACCAAGACACCTACGCTAAAGGAAATTTTTGGTGACGACGTAGACACAGGTTATGGTAGCCGTGCAGAGAAAACCTTCCGTAATCTAGACGAGACCCACGCAGGCTTTCACACAGATTTTGACGTTCGTATACTAGGTGCCAACAGGATGATTACTTCTTGGTGGCTGGGCGCACTGTCGGGTGTTCGAGATACAGTTAACTCGTTCAAGAATGCAAACATCTACATGCGGACTGAAGACTGGCCGTTAGTTCTGAAGTCACTCAAGAATTTTAGCGGTGCATGGAAAGAAAGCCACCTTGCCGGTGCAAACCGTGACAAGATTTCCTCTATAGAACACGCACACGACAGTTCAGATAGGCTAGCAGATAGCATGGCTACTGTGGCAAACTTTTCGCAGAAGGCTTCAGGTCGGGAATTGTTCGAGAAGGGTACGCGTGCGATACAGTTCAACCTTGGCAAGCTGTTGATGCGTAGCTATGTTAATAGTGTGAGTGACAGTCCTCATATCAAGCGTGTGCTGTCTACGATGGGTAGAGTGGCTGACGTTGACACAAGCAAGCTGCGGAAAAATCCTGAGTCTCTTACAGAGGGAGATCTTCAGAAGCTTGCAACTGCTTGGGTTGAGGTTAACCAAGGTACATACGGTGTTCGTGGCGTACCTTCTGCAATGATTCGCGGTAAGTCTAGCTACTTCCTATCCCTCTCGCGTTGGTCGGTTGAGAAGTTCAACCGTTACTTGAAGGATGTCATCATGCCGATGAAGACAGAGGGGGACTATAAACCTTTTCTCAAGGCCACGCTTGGTTCGTTTGTAGAGGCCACGGTACTTAACGAGTTGGCCAACATGATTAACGCCAAGGAAAGTTACGAACCATCAACAGCAGAACTTCTTGAAGCTGACGCAGACTACGAGGAGTACATTTACCACGCTATGCACATGGCTAATCTCAGTGGTTACTTTGGCGTACTCTCTGGATTGGGTAACGATCTTGCGCGTGGCTTTCGCACAAAGAAGGGAGGCGTAGAGGATGTATCTGCAGTTACGTTCCCTGCGATGGAGGCTTTGTTTATGAAGCATGGTGTATTCCAGACTCTGATCTCTTACCTTGGCTCAGGTGAGAAAACTAACCCCAAGGTTGTTATGCGGGTGGTCGAGGACATTATGACAGGCCTTAACCAATCGCTACGTATAACCCGCAACCAGTTGCTAGCCAGCTCGTCGACTGCGAAGAGTGTCGATAGTGCGCTGGGTACGACATACTTTAAAGGCCGTGCTGAAGAGGTCGCGCATAAGAAGATGGAGCGGAATCTTAAAGTGTTTAACCGCCTACATCGCGGGGAGCATACGGCTGGTTGGTTTGGAAATCTTGACCGTTACGAAAAGTTACCGGCAGCTAACTTTAGATACTCCACCACACGCGACGACATGAACGAAAATGTAAGACCGTTCTTGGAGAGTGCTTGGAAGCGTTCGCTGGTGAAGGGTAAGCCAGACCCTAAGAAGTTCAAGAGTCTGCTACAGCAAGGCTACCGCAAGCCCCAAAGAATCTCACCCGTTGCAAACGACGAATACTCGAAAAGGGAGGCGCGTAAGTTTGCTGACTTTATCGGCAGAGTTAGGGGTAGAGATGCTATCCGAGATATCATAGGCCAAGAGAAGCGCGACACCGGCTTGGCGGCAGCACGCAAGGAACTCGTGCAACGAAGTCTACCGGGATTCTTAGCAGAGAAGGGTTACGCATCACAGCAGCAGGCACAACAGCAGGAAGCCCTTGAAGCTAATATTAGGAGTGCTATGCGAAACAACCGTGGTATTTTACCGACAAGGTAAAGCCATTGACTTTTGCCNNAGCANAACCCAACAACAAACCGTGCAACCATCGGCCAACGTGGGGAACTCTTGGTTGCTGAGATGCTGCTGAAGCATGGCTGGTGTGTAGCACAGCCTATGAGTAGCTCGTCTGTGTTTGACCTCTTAGTTGGTAAGGGCGGTAAAACTTGGCGACGACTTCAGATCAAGACTACACTGGAGAAGCATAAGTATCCGCAATGCAGTGAGCACTACCAGTTTCAGTTGGCACACGGTATGACGGCTAAGAAAAGATACACAGCGGATCAGATAGACTTCTTCGTGTGTTGTGCCTTGGACTCGCAACGGTTTTGGATACTGCCCTTCAACAAAGCTACCACAGTGTGCCTTAAGATTTACAACGGCAAGCACAGTAGGCTGCAAGAGTACGAGGATGCGTGGGATTTACTGGGCTAAGCCTTTGGTAGATAGACCAGCTTGCCACCGCTACGTGAACCTGAGATCTGGTCAGTCTGCATCAAGAACTCCAACGCTGCCTCTAGTTCTTCCTTCTTCAGATCACTATGCCAATCTAACCACAGGCGTTTGTGAGATACACCTTCAGGCTTACTGTTCACATACTCGCTAAGCTTCTTGGTGTACTCGTGGATTACATTCCTGCCTGTTAGGTCGTAGCTCAGGTGCATGAAGACTTCAGTCTTAGCGAGGAACTTCTCTGCGTGCTTGAATGCCTCTAGTGTGATTTCAGTAGACTCTGCTGAAGTACCCATCTGCACAGCCAAGGCAAGTTTTTGTAGATGTAGGTTCTTCCGTGCGTAGTACAAGTCTAGCTTAGGGCTGGAGTTTATCCTGCTATTTATGTACATACCTCTCTCGTAACGATCCTTGTGGTAGGCTGCACAATCTGCTGACATAGGCACAGGCCCGCAAAGGTTGGCTAGTTTCTTTACGTGCTGAACCACCGCTGCCCTTGCTTTAATATGCTTATCCTCGAAGCCCGTGAACTGCCTAAAGAACCTAGGCTCCTCTTGGTAGATCACTATAAAACGTGAGGTAAAACCCTGTGAGATAAGATTCTCATTGAAGCACTCGCGGATAAACGAGGGTGTAGTACCAGCAATCAACGACACGCACACGTTTTGTACATTGTCCTTGCCCTGCTTCTTTGTGTAGTAGCGATAGTTACGTGCGTCGTAAAGTTGGTTCAGCATGTTGACGGTGTCTTCGGTGCGCTTCTTTAGGAAGACACCCAACTCTTCTATCAACATCGTACAGGACGCATGGACGTATTCCTTACCGTCGTCTAGGGTGAAGACTTTCGTGCAGTCCTTGGCTAGGTACTCACTAAGACACTCAGCCGTGATGCTGTCTGCAGTGTACTCAAACATAGGGGCCGTACCCTTCTTGTCCTTTGTCGTTAACTGTAGCTCAGCATCTTGTATGATATCAGAGACCATCGAGATTAGACGGCTCTTACCACAAGCGGGTGGGCCAACCAGTAGCATGAATAGGTTAGGGTAGATTGCATGGATACCCTGCGAAGTCCACACCCTGCGTTGTAGACAACTGCTTATAAGAAAGTAAAACCCCCAGTCTATATAAAGGTCTGGGGATTCTAGGTCTTCCATTGATAACCGCCAATTTTCAATGGTAGTCACACTACACCTCCCCATGTATCTCCAATACAAGCCTCGCTCTTCATGGCGAACTTCTCACCGCGTGGTGAAATCATGTCACAGTTCATCACGGCCATAGTTTCCTTGGCTACATAATCCACATGTTCTGGTGGGCATTGTAACAGTACGCTATCGTGATTGTTCTGTACGATATCTACGTCCATTGAGGACAGGGGATCTTTTTGATTTTCTATTTTCTGTTGCATTTTAGTAAACGTGATGTTGGTTATTGTCCCCACAGTTGATTGGGGTACAAAGGCAAAGGCTTCTTTGTGCATAGACTCATCTATGATAGAAGTAAAGACACGGGGGTAGCCGAACAGATTACGCAGCACACCGTCTCGACGTAGCGTATCGACGGTCTCTCTGTGCCAGCCACGGATCTCAGGGAACAGGTCGTGGTAAGTGTTAAGGAATACCTTGGCCTCGGCTTGGGATATGGAAACCCTACCCTCTGACTTCTGGAGTAGGTTAAGTCTGAACGTAGGCGGCTTCATGCCATAGTTGCTGGCATGGCAAACCATCTTGGCAATGAAGTAGTAGCGTTTCTCTGCGCTCCAGTTGTCGCTAGACTTTATTAACTTGTCTAGCTCGTCCCAGCCTCGCAACGTAGCAACCTCGGCAATCGGTGCAGTACAGAAGTTATCGACCGAACGGCCCAGTTCTGCAGCCCACACGTCGGCAAACAAACGAAGGGCAACATACACATGACTTTTAATCCCATGTAGAAAGAGGCTGCGAAAGTTACCCTTAGTACACAGGTAAGAAACGACAAGTGCTTCTGCACCTGACTGATCCACTTGGACAAAGACTTTGTTTTCATCTGGTAGGAATAGTTTACGTAAATCCTTGGGGAAGTTTTGCACGTTTGTACCCCAGCGTCCAAGCAATCTTTTCGAGGCTAGCCTAAACGTAGTAGTACCTGCTAGGTTATACGCCGTGGTGATCCTCTCCTTGGATGTTCCACGTAGAACATACGGAGGAAACTTTAACTGACCCGATTGCTTAGCTATGCCACGGTACTTTAAGATGATGGTCAGGACAGGATTCGGATGCTTCAGGCGTAGCTGCAGTAGAGTCTTCTCGTTGGTCATGTCCTTGACCGGCTTCTTGTAACCCATACCCTCATACANATAAGCTGAGACCTGCTTAGGGCTGTTAGGGTTTAACTCATANCCTACAAGCAGNTTTAGTATACGGGAAATTTGAGCACAGTAGCGATTGTTGTACGCCACACGGTCGTCTAAGTCCTGCTTGTTGTAGTTGATACCCTGTAGCATGGCAGTCAGGTACGGTGCGACGCTGTCGTTTACCTGCTGGATGCTGTCCTCCGCGTAGAGTTGCTTCGCGTGGATGGTTAGCTTTGGCTTGAGTAGGGCTAGGCTTATAACATCCTTGGCGTTGTAGTGGTAGAGGGAGAGGATTTGCTGTTGGTTGCGGGGTTCAAAGACACCGTCGTTTTTGTGGTACTCACGGTCAGCGTACAGTGAGATGCAGTGGCCTAGTGATTTCTCTACTTCGGGACATAGGCGATGGTGTGCAAGCATTGTATCGTAGACTTTGCGGGGTGCAGGGATACCATACTTGTAGGCCATGACGAATAGGTCGAACAGGGCATTGTGGATTACCACCGTATTGTCGCGGAACGCTACCGCCAAGGCTCTTAAAATTCTTGCTGTACCCAGACCACCGTAGTAGTACGCACGCCGTGGGATTTCATACATCGGAACACAAATAGCTTCCGCCTCTGACCAGCCATAGCCAAAGCACGTAAGCGTTAAATCACTAGCGGTCTCAACATCAAAGAACAAGTCTTTACCTTTAGTCTCTGTTAGGTCTTTAACTACTGACTCGATGTCTGGGTAGATTACCTCACCTAACTCTTCCATCTTAGGTTTTATTAGCAGATAACGACACGCCTTCTTGAGATCTTTCCGTAACCAGAACCGCCAGTTCTGCCGCTTGGTCTTACCGTGCGTAGCCTTATCATCGTCGCTACCCCCGGTGTACTCTGTGTTAGGGTTGAAGTAGTTCTTACGGTCGAAGGCATCCTGTGGCATATAGGATGCTAGGTGTATAACGTCACCCTCCATCCAAGGGTTACCTCGCTGCTCGTCGAGACCTACACCCGGTTTGTACTCATGCAAAGACTTACGCCCAAGCAACAGAACAACCCTTGTGTTCGGCAAATATCCTGCGTTCAACGTAGACAACGTACGCAGGTCACAAGACTCACGACTAACCCCAAGTGTAGAATCAAAAAACGCCCCCGCGTATCCGCTCATAAGAACGTGGCGGTCAAACCGCGAGGGCGTGTCGATTACAACGGTTAAGCCTGAGTAATCCTCGGTAGGCTTATGACGCATCTGTTGATTGTTTGTCTACGGGCAGCTCCCCAAGCTCTAAGCTCATGATCTTCTCTGTGGCAACCTCTTCAGACTCCTTGTTGAAGTCCTTGTTACCCTTGAAGTGTTCGTCTGCATAGGACATTATCAACGACGATGCGTCTTGGAATCCAGACTTGTAGCCTACAACCAAAACCTTTGCCGTGAGTTCCTTTAACCTGTGTGACAAAGCCTCACAGTCCTGTGGTTTATCTGGAGCCAAGCTTGTTAGCTCCTGTTTTATTTGTTCAATTACTGTCATCTTGTGTGCGTAGTGTTTTAAGTAGTAGTCTAGGTATGTATTGGTTTAAGCGTAACTTACTGTCACGCGCCTTCTCCTTTAGCTTACGATGTAAGCGTTCGGGTATTAGAATTGGGCAGTATTTTTTAACCCGTTCATCAGTCTTTTGTTTCATGTTAACTTTGATATAGTGAAGGAGGCTTGCGTTTGTTTCAGAGGGGGGTGAAAGAGTAACACCTACCCGACGTAGAATCTCTCTACGTACCATACCGCAAGCCTCCCATGAGACTAGAACTCCGACAGATCGTGGCTTTCAGCAGCTTCTAACCTGCGTTCCACGTTGTAGCGATAGTTCGCTAACGGCTGCCCAGTTATGGGGTCGATCATAGGATCACCTGTGATCTCGTCCATCCTAGACTCGGTCTTCGTGTAGAGTACAGCTTTAAAAGCCTTACCCTTTAGACCAGCAGCGATCTCGTCGTACTCTTCCAGCTCAAAATCTTCTGGTAGATCGAAGATCTTGTGATACTCCTTCAGACTCCGCGAAGGAATCAGAGGGTAGTCCCTAACCTGAACGCCACCGACTTCAACGAAACCTCTAGGCCCGTTAACTTCTGTGGGTTCCACAACCTCAGCTACAATGGCAACCATGTCGTTGCCCTTGCTGCTAACCTTGCGCTCGGCTTCGACGATGCGAAGCGTGTATGTACCATTCGGGAGGTAAGGCCTACCCGAATTTTCCGTAATGTCCTTTAGACTTATCTTAGCCATTAGTTATTATGTATGTAGTTTGTGTTTATGTTTATTGTAGTGTATTGTACACGTATCCCCTACACTCATAGGGAAAGTTATTCGCAGCCTACCTTTAGCTTCGCTGCCTCTACCGCCTTGACGATAGCTTTTATACCCTGCATCTGCTTTAAACGCAGCCGTTGCATCTCATGACGTACGGTAGGATGCCACAAGGCTTTGATCTTACCAGAGATGCCTACCTTCTGGTGGTAGTTATCCTTTGACCACTGTACGTGGTCTCTGTGTTGTTCGTGTGTTAGTCTCACTTGTAGTACTCCTCCACTTTCTCCAGTACCGTAACGATGTCGTTCGGGATAAGCTGTTCATCGAACATACCCATAGGTGTTTTGGCTGAGGTAACTCCGTCCGTGTTAGTCTGAAAGAAGTATTCCATCTTGGATGTCTTCTCGTTCTTGCGTACCTCAGTGAACAGTACCATGAGAAACTCCTTCTCTACCGCACCTTCGTGAACTTTACCTTGTACCTTGACCCTGCGATGGGATGACTCGCCGCCTGTGATCTGCGGTATCTTCACGATGTCGTCTACTGCTGTGAAGATAATCGTAGCCTTGTCGTTCTTGATCGAGTCCAGCATGTTACGGATCGTCCTATTGTAGAACGCCCATATGTCGTAGCCTTTGAACGAGTTCGTAGCTAACGTGTTCACCTGCTCAACGTACTTGGTGAATGACTCTACCACTATGGTCTCGCAGTCATCTTCCTTCAGAACTTTCTCAAGCAACCTAGGAAAGGCGTTGGCATTCTCTACGGGAATAACATTAAACCTGTTGGCGTTACGGAAGGGGAATCCCTTACGCTCTAGATCTAAGATGTAGGTTGTCTTAGGGTCTAAGTTACGCAGCGACGTACTCTTGCCGCTGCCACTATGCCCCACAATTGCAATCAATGGTTTATACATTATCTTTTTCTGTTGTTATTTCAATCTGTGTTTCTGGTTCAATGACACCAAAGAAGGTGTCGAATTCTAACTGCTCTTCATTAGGCCACTCGTCTCGGAGTAGCATAAGCCCGATGAGTCCGTAGTTTGCTATGTCCTTGAAGGTATCCTCTAGGGATTCGTTCTTGGGTGACTCGTCTCTGTCCAGCAGCAAGTTCGCAAGCCGCTCTACCTTGTCGTACAAACGTACGCTAAGACCTTTGGCCCCGAACCGGCTGATGTTTCTCGGCCCGTAGTCTTTCTGTTTTTCATCCAGCAGCTTGACACACTCCGCTGCTATGAACAGCGCACGCTTACCGGCTATTGTATCCAGTTGTATTTTCACTTGCTGATACCCCTTCCCAGTAGTATGGACAAGTTCTGTAAGGTCTTGTCTATTCCGGTTAGCTTACTTCCGAGCATGTCTGCTGCCGCAAGTATCGCAGAGGTATGGCTTGCGGAGTCGGCAGTTAGTATGCCTGTCATCTCGTTGTCCTGTAGCGTAGCTTCAAGAGTCGCGTTAAGAGACTCCATAGCTGCCGTGTAGCGTAGCATGGTAAAGTTATCCATGCCGTCCTTGTAGGCATCGTGCCTAGCCTTTAGTGTTTTTTCTGTTACTTCCATGTTCTTTCTCCAAATCTTCTAGTCTTTCTTCCAACTCATGTACTCTACCCCACGCGAATGTCAACGAACTGTACGACATCTCACTAGCTGTTTCCAACTTACGGGTAAGGTCTATCACTTGGTCTACCGCGCTAATATAATAGTCCTGTGTCATAGCTGAAACTGTAGTGGATCGTAGACCTTGCGAGTGTAGTCCATGTTGACTATGGACTCCCTGTCACCGGCTGAGTTTGCCGTACACAACGGAGTAAACCCACACAGGCCAAACTTAGTTTCGCAGCAGGCGAAGTTGCTGAGGAAGATATCCTCACCGTCCTGCTCTTCGTACGTGTTGAAGTATATGTCCAGCTTGCTGCGTATCCTACCTACAAGGTCGTCGATGTAGGCTTGGAACTTGACCAGCCTGTCGTTGCTGAACTCAAAGATCTCGCTACGTTCAAACTTGTTCTTGTGTGAACGCCCAAGGAACAGGCCGTTAATCATACAGCCTACGTTGTCTTCAGGGAAAAGCTTATGCCATATGAGGTTGTAGAACATAAGCTGCGGGGAGACTTTGTATGATGCAAAGTAGGAAGCGATGCCGTACGCTGCGGTGGACTTGTGGTCTACGATGACAGGCCTTCCAAAGTAAGTTCCGACAAAGTCTATCGTACCACAGAAGAGTACATCTAACTCTGGTGTCTGCAGGTAGGGATAGGCGAAGCGCATCTCAAGCAGAGGGTCAGGGTCTTTGCGTACCTGCAACCCTGTGTCCACCTTGTAGTACTGCTGGAGTAGGTTGACCAAGTGTGCTAGGTCTCGGAAGTCTTTGTCTGGTACAAGCACATCAGCATAGTGGTCGATGGCCATGTTGGTAGCCTTCTCCTCGTCACCGTCAGAGTAGTACGACTCCAAGGCTTTATGCACTGCCGTACCGTACTCCATCTTATGATTAGAGTTCCGTTTACGCAGCCCACGACACAACATATACCACAACCTACGCTCGCAAGCTGATTCCTTTATGAGTGACGCATCTATCTTTAGGATAAGTTTACCCTCTTTGGTTTTTTCTAAGTTAAGTAATTCCATATGATTTCTTTAGTAACTCTACTTGATTAAGTAGACTTGGTTTCTCTTTCGGTACACGCTTCTTACGTGCNGTTTTAGATTTAGCTAACGTCACCTGTGGCTCGGTTAACTTTAAGTAACAGTCGAAGTGTTGGAGTAAGTCCTCATCCGACATAGCCTCTAGCTTTTCTACAGTACAGTTTAGCAGTTGTTCAATCGTCATAAAGATCTACAATAAAGAGTACCGAGAACAGCAAGGTAAAGAATACAGAGGCTAAGGCTAGTGTTAGTAATGGCATTGTATTTATCTTACTATATTTAATGAGTCGCTGTCTGCGTCGAACTCAAAGTCTACAAGTTTCTGTTGGTCTTCCAACCACTTGACATCCTTTGCATCGACCTTGACGTTTTCTCTATTGAAGGTCTCCATCTCCTTGGCGTTCTGTAACCAAGCGAGTAACTCTCCTTTCCACACAGACGAGTTCGCAAACTCGTACTGTAGTTCTCTGGCTTTAATCTGGTTACGCGTAGTATCCTTGAAGTAAATCAAGACCCCAGTATTCGTCTTGCGTAGTGCAACCTGAGTGCGTAGCTCCCCGTAGATTGGCCCGTATTCTGTAGAGTTGTCAACAAGAAATTTAAACCCGTCGGTTAACTTTACATAGAGGGTGTTGACTGTGTAGCCTGTCTCCTCCGCCGTGACTACGATATCCTTCTGACCATTGAGTAGCTTATCCAAGATAGGCTTTATCTTGTAAGCGTTGGTCGGACTGTACGTCGAGCGCGAAGCTGCAGACTTGGTTCGCATTTTCCGTAGGAGTTCGGAGTGATCCTCCAGTGTTGCAGCTTTTGCACGTAGCTTATCTATGTTATCTATATCATCCATATGTATAAAGTTAGGGTAACGTAGTGTTTCTCACGGCCATGAATACCCAAGGAGCCGGTTCGTACATCTCGTACGACACCATGCTACGTTACCCTTATTTACTAGACCTCCCTCTCGGCGGCCATTAGTTCCTCCATGCGAGCAATGACAGCTTTGCCCTCATCGAATTCGCCAGCAGCAAAGTATGCCTTGGCCTTCTTGAACAGTTTGCCGGGAGTCTCCCCGCCACCTGCTTCTGGAGTCCACTTGTCTGCATCCGCCTTGGTGTAGATTACCAAGTCAGGGTGCTTCTCAGTCAACTCGGCCCGTAGCTCATCCGTCGTCTTGCCGTTAGGCTTCAACGAGTTCTTTACTGTAGACCGAATGCGTGCGCTAACCTGCTGGTTCAGCAAGCCTAGCGTTTTTGCCTCACCGTACCTAGCGACTACGTCTGCTGTAGTCTTGAACTCTGGTACATGGAACTTGAAGTCTTTCCAATCTCCCGACTGGAAGTGCTCCACCTCGTATGTTGTATCTATCATTTGCATTTTACTTGTTACGTTTTGCGGCTAACTGTTAGCGCAAAAATTTCTAATTGTCGTTAAGGAAAAATCGCTTAACATATAGTATTAAGCAGGAACCGTGCCAAACCGGCTAACAGTTGAAAGTTTTTTCTTATTCTACACAATACCTGCATCATAACCTATCGCTACATTATAGTTGCCTGTTGTTATCGGTCGCCCTCGAAATGAAAGTCTAGGCTATGTGGGCCTAGGACTTTATACTGGGTTGCCAAGCGGAGTAGCTCACGGACATTGCCTTTCAGTAGGGAAGGGCTTGCCCATTGGCTTTCCTTAGCACCTTCATGCAGCAGCTTGATGAAGTCCTCGTACTCTGCGTCGGTCAGAAGGCTCTTGAGTATAAGTCGTGCGTCATCCATACGCTCACGCAAGGGCTTTAGTGTTAACCTAAACGTGGCTATCCTGTGGTACAGGTCAGTACGAAAGTCAGAAGACAAAGAGTTCGTAGCGAAGATAAACCTACCTGTAAAGTCCGTGTCCTCGTTCTCCCCTATCCTACGGAACTTACGTGTCTCTATCAGACGCAACAGCATTACCTGTATCGCAGGTGATATCTCACCTATCTCATCCAGAAACAACGTACCCTTGGATGCAGCAACCAACAAACCCATACGGCTACTGGTTGCCCCGCTATAACTTCCCTTTACATGGCCAAAGAGTTCAGCCTGTATCATAGTGTCAGGCATGGCCGATAGATTCAAAGCTATGAATCTACCTGACCGCCTACCATGCAGTCTCTCTGCCACAAGTTCTTTACCTGTACCTGACTCGCCGGTGATAAGAACAGACTCATCCCTAAGGGACAACCTATCCGCTGACTCTAGTACACGCAGACAGTCGGTGTCTTGGGTTAGGAAGCTACCTGTGTTGTAGCTTATGGTTTGTTCCTTGAGTTGCTTGAGCTGGTATTCTAGACTAGGCATTCTTCACCTCCGTGAATTTCTCTGTGATTAATTTGTTAAAGACTCTGTCTATGCTGTCTGTATCCGTAATGCCNGATACATCGTACCAGAAAACTAGCNCAGCTTGGTCTTCCTGTATGGTAACGTCAGCGTCCGTGACTCTACCCATAGATATCTGCGTACCGTATCCACCGGCATCGTAGTAACCAAACTGCTGGCGCATCTCTTCAGGTTCTAACTCTTGAAGGTGGAAGAGAAACCTACGCATCATAAACGTAGCACACATGGTGATACATAGTCTGTCTGCGTCGATCATCTCTTGGAAGTCTTTGATCTTAACGTAGGTTATATGGATGTCGCCGCCGCCACTACAAGGGAAGGCCGCAATGACCTCGCAACTGTAGCCCATAGTTTCTAGGTGATCCACTGCCTTGTAGATCAAGGCTCCCCTATGGAAGTAACACTCCTCCGGTATGCCGTTATGATTCCAACAGTTTACATAGATGGTAAGCAGTCGCTTGCCTTGGGTTATTACGGTATCNCTCTCTTCTTCCTCTAGGAAGTGTTCGGGGCTAGCGTCNGTNGTCGCTGCCTCTATGTTTAGCATACCGCCTGCGATAGCGGGAGCGTAGTCGGTAAGGTACTCTTCAAGCGGAGCTATGGCCTCGACGATAGCCTCGTCTACCTTCGTCTTGTCTAGCCTATCCAGACCCCAGCCTCCTGCATCAAGCAAGAAGACGGCCTCCGTCCACGACTGTGTACCGTACCAGCTATCATCTTCTACACCCTTGTGTGATGCGTAAGTGTTTAGCTTTTTCTGTTCGCTACGTGTTGGGTCTTTATCTAGGGCAGAGCGGAACTCTTCCCATGAGTATATGGTTTTGGTTATAGTTTCTTTCATGGTTCAGAAGGGTACGTGGTCATTGTCTAGGATTTTCTTAACGTCTTCAGGTACGTCAGGCTGCGACTCCTGCTTGGACTTGTACTCAGCGGAGGCCAAGTCCTTGATTTCTTGGCTGGACTTCCGTATGTCCACACGCTTCTCGGTGTAGACCTCCAGTAGCCTACGCTTTTGTTCGCCTTTGACAGAGCGGAACACCGTAGCGTCCAAGGCTGTGAACTCATCCCACCCTGCCTTGGCCATTAGGTTTACACACTGGCGTAGGTTACGTGTCGCAAAGATCACACGTATCTTGTGGGTCTGAGCGTACTCCCGCATGGCTTGGAAGCGTTCGACAAACTTATCGAACTGTAACTCGGTTATCTTTGGCTCCTCTACAGACCTGTATAGATTCAGAGTCCACTGTTTTTCTGCACTAGCATCGTAAGGCCACTCGACACAGACGAACTCATTGAGTAGGGCTACGTCCAGAGCGTTGCGTCCTATATATTCTCTGTCTGGCCCTAGTCCCCACGTGTTTGCAGTACACATGAGGTGACACTTGGGGCTGACCTCTTGCATACCGTACGGCATATAGATATGACCAGAAAGAATACCCTTTATGATCATCAGTACGTTCGAGTTACCGTTGTCTATCTCGTCGATGACAGCTAGGCCTCCCTCTTGGATTATCTTAGTGAATACACCAGGAACGTAGGCTCCGCTGCTATTGCTGAAGCCTATGAGGTCATGGGTTGCTGTCTGCTTGTTGACTTGCCGGATAGCGTAGTGCTTGCAGGCTAGGGCTTGCTTTACTGCGTGGGTTACACGTGTCTTACCGCTGCCCGTAGGCCCGATAATCATAGCGGGTTCTCCTGAACCCATCACTTCTATCAAAGGTTTGAGCTGGTAGTGCTGACCTTTGACGCTGGTGTAGTTGGTTACGTTATGGCTAACGTGCTGCTTGATCTCCAAGACTACGTTCTGCTGTGTAGTCTCGGCGATCTTTGTGTCTAGCTCGCTGAACTTGGTAGCGAACTCTTCCTTTACCGAGGCTAGTATTTCCCCGGTCATACCTTTCATCCAATTATTTTCTGTCATTTGTTTCTTCTCCTTCGTCTTCTAATTCCTCTACTAGAGGGCTAACATCTATGTATATGTCTGTCCTATAACACAAGCGGCCACGTACAAAGCCTTTGACCTTGTCACCTAGTGACGCCGCATTGTCCAATGAGTACCCTTTGATATGCCCTTCGTCCTGCAAAAATTGTAGGATAGAGGGTAGATCGCCACGTACTCTGTTGAATAGTAGCTTGCTGTCTACCTCTAGCACGTACTTGTGCGGTAAAGATACGCAGTCTGATTCGTCCCAAGCCATATCAGTAGAATAGTATGTGGCCTAGAATTATTCCGGCTGTCCAGCTTAGAACAGCCATTATAAACCATAGTTTTGTAGGGATTGTTTGTGTTGTCATTGTTGTTCGTGGTCTAGCATTTCGTTTACGCGCATCATATCCTCTACATCTGACTCGGATAGATACTTACAGAAGGCTAGGATTACTATGTCTTTGTCCAGTAGTCCCTCTTCAACCATTTCCAATAGTTGGTTTGTGTATTCTCTAGTCATCTTCCCTCCTTATAGAGTTGTCCTTTGGTGTTTCTAGGGACTCAAGCCATATCATATCGAGTACCGCCCAGTTAAGGTTAACCGGACACGGCTCGTCTGTGATACCCCAAGTGCCTTGGCCTGCAGTTCTTTGTTCGCTGCAAGGCGTGCTGCCGCCCTTGAAGGGGCGATGCAGCCCTCGGCTGCTTTCGGTATACTCTATGCAGTGTCTTAGGCTAGTCATTTGTTTCCTCCGTTTCCTCTTGTACTGTAAGGTTCTCGTCTTCGAGTTCTTGGTACTCATTGTCGGACGCTATGTCTTGTTGTACTGTACCGTTGGTGAATACGTTGACCCAATTTTCCTTGCGACCTACTGAAGCGTTGATGCAGTTTAGCTTAGCTTTGACTCGTTCGCATACGGTTTCTTCGATGGTGTCCTTGTACCACACAACCTCTTGGGTTGTATCGGAGATCGAGGTGATACGGTGGCCTCGGCCTAGTGCTTGGACTAAGTCTATGGCTGACCATGTAGGCGGTATGATTATGTGACGTGGCCTAGCTTCCTTGCGGTCATGGTGCAGGGAGATACCTACTCCACCTGAGCGCATGGTGAAGAGTAGGATGTTAGACTTACCTTCTTGGAACTTGGCTCGCTCAGCTTCACGCTTGGTAGAGGACTGGCCTCCGACTATGTGGGATATGCTGTCCTCGGACAAGCCTTCCTTACGCAGGGCTTTGTAGGCTAGGCGCATTGGGTTAACAAAGTTGAAGACCACAATGACCTGCCGTCCACGCTCTGCCATTTCTACAGCACGCTTGGCCATACGTACGGCACGTACTTCCTCTGCGCCTTCGCGAAACTTTTGCATGGCGACTAGGATTTCGTTTCTACCAAAGTTAGAGTTCCGCATTTGGGCTTCACATTTCTTCTTGAAGGCTTGGAAGTATCCATCGTAGGCTTCCCGCTCGGCTGCTGTATCGAACTCGATGAGGCGACAGCGGGTATGAGTCTTGTGCTTGTAGCGTACCTTGGGTACGAAGACAGCGTACGGTTTCATTACGGTACGGAGTCTTTCCATCTGCGCTTGGCAGAGTTGGGACGGGCTACCCCAGCGAGCGATGTCTTTGAGTAGTTGGGGTGTAGTTTCTGTGGTACAGGGTTGTCCTATGTAGTCCATACCCACACCTTGTACTATGCTGCGTGCCTCGGATACCCTTTGGTAGGGCGTGGCCGAGATAAAGATACGCTTGACTCCAGCAGGGATAGACCATGAGAGCTGCGTCTGGGAAGACGATTCGTTCTTTAGACCTTGGCACTCATCAAAGACTACCATTGAGGGCATACGCGAGGGCTTCCAAGCGTACACCTTGGCATTATTATACGGGTTCTTTGCCGACTCCCAGTAGAGAGTGTTCCCTAGCTTACCTCTGAATCCAGAGTAAGACATAGGAAATACCTTGTGTGTTAGACCAAACTGATTGATGACCTCTAAGGTCTGGGGGATTACTGCAGCAGGCGTAACCCATAGGATAGGCATAGGCCAGTCGGACTTCAACTCTATGAGTGAGTTGTCGAGTAGGTACTTGATGGCAGGTAGTACCATGTAGGTTTTACCTAGGCCAGCGTGGGCTTGCAACAGTATCCCCTGTTGGGACTGTAGCTTACAGGCTGCGTCTACTGCAGCCTTGATTTGGAAGGGCATCTTATTCGCCCCTGCATCATCGACTATCTTCTCGATAGCCTGTTGGACTATGTTTGATGTCTCTTGTGTAGTTATCATTTTCTGTGTAGTAGCCAGAGGTTACTAGCCTAGGCTAAAGTTTCGTTGTACCACTCAGGTACGGGAGAGTTCTTCCACTTGGCCATGTATCGCTTGGCTATCCAGTAGTATCTACGGTAGCCCTCGCGTGGGTCGTTAGGGGTAAAGCATCTCCGCTGGTAGTCCCCAAAACACTGAGGGTGTAGCGTAAGTCTGTCTTCGGGAAACTTTAACTTGTGCTGGTTGTCTTTACACCAGCGAACGACTCTACCTGATGCGTGTATCTTACCATAACGGTTGGTGTACTCCTGCAACAGAGAGAAGGCGTGCTCTAGCAGCCATTCGTAGTTAGAGCTAGACTGTCTGGCCCATACAGTTGCTGGGTGGTTGTAGTGTACTCGTTTGTAGGGAGCTGTAGCGTACGGAGCGCACAGCATCTGGGCAGACTCTAGCGGCATCTTGACTACGTGTTTGTCACATAGGCTACGTGCTGCTGCTGTAGGGCAGGTTTCGGTGTAGAATATNTTCATGCTTTGAGGGCTTGCTCGGCCATAGGGTAGAGGGAATCTACCGTAGCCTTTTGCGTGCTTAGGTTAAGGTTGTAAATACTTTGCCGTGCCTTCTCAGGACTACGCTTTAGAATCTTCTCGAAGTACTCTATGACCATCTCTACTTTGTGGTCTTGCTCTTCGCGGAGTGTAGACTCTTTCGCGGCACGCTGTGCCATAACTCGCCACGCTTCGCTACACCACAGACGAGCCTTGCCTGTAGTAAGCTTGGGCAGGTCTTTACCGTACCAAGTCTTCGCGTACTCTCGGCCTTGGTACTCGACGACTACACCCTTGCACTCAGCGTGGGCTATCTTGGTCGCCTCATCTAGGCTAATCTCTACAGATTCCATACGGTAGTAATCGTCGTGCATAGGATTGCCCTTTGTCAGGGCGTACTCTACCCATACCTGCGCTAGGCTAGGGTCATCTAAAAGGTACTCTAGGTCTTTTTTCATAACAAAAGAAATGAGTATATCATACTTTTAACATAAAGCGAGCATAATCTACGGCTGTTTTGGTACTCTAACTGTTGGGAGTGTACCTTACTTACTTAAATTAACGTACTCAGTAAATGTTCTGGTGTTATGGTAGGTTATAGAATTATAGAAAGATTATAAAAGTATCATCGGTAGTAGACACAAAAAAACTCTCTGCCATTGTGGCAGAGAGTTGTAGGCTAAGGGCAAGAGGTTACTTGCCTAGGTTATCCATCATGTAGGTCATCAAGGCCGTTTGAGCCTCGGTGTACTCTGGCGAGCCTTTGCCGTGACTGTCCTCGGCCGTAGCAATTGCCATCATTAACTGGTCGCTGTTGGCTTTTTGGGATAACAACTTGCTATTGACTGACCTAAGCTCGCTGGCCGCTGCAGCTTTCTCAGGTCTTTTATTCCAACCATTTACCCTTTTGAGTAGAGCATCTGAGTTTTCTACTGCAGGCAAGTCTGAAATCTTGCCGGTGAAGTAAGTGCTTAATATCTCAAGAATTTCGATATCTACGGTAGACTTATCACCGTCACCGTCTCGCTCTACCTGACCCTTTAGGAAACTCTTGATAGCTTCCATATCTCCGTCAAACTTAAGCGACTCATTCCCGAGACGGTTAGTGGTTGTGGTGAAGTTGGACGCGAAGTCTTCGACTTGTGTACTGTAGGTTTTCATTTTTTGTATTCTACGGCAGCCAACACCAAGCGTACAGGGGACACGCATTGTGCGTGTCTTGTCTCTGTTGCCGTTGTCAAATCTACCATAGGGCGCAAGCCTAGAGACTTCGCCCTACCTTGTCAAGTGGTTTTCTACTCATTAAGAAAGAAACTTTCTGTTGTCATTTGTGGGTAACTGTTGATTATTGTTGACTAATAAATTAGTCAACGGGGGAAAGCGAAAGAGGGGGAGGGGGAAAAGGGGAAGTCCCTCGCGTGTGTTTATATATATATATATTTATATATCATATATATAGGAACAAGTCTTAACTCTCCTCAACTCTCTCTCTCCTCCTTTTTTGTGTTGACTAACTTATTAGTCAACTATAATGAACTATTAACATCTAGCCTGTCGTAGGTATACTTTGCGGCGTAGTCTATCATTACAGATATCGTAGAGTACGGTAACCCAGAGAGAGGCCCAGAAAAAGTCTCATCACAGAACTATGACCTATTCTGAGAAAATGACCAAAAATAGAACCTAGGCTAACAGTTAAAAAATACCCACAACAGTTGAGCGGTTTGGCACGAAAGGTGCTTTAGTCAAGGTGGTTATGGATAATACCAAAGTTGGGTTTGAGGGGTTCTCTAAGAGAGCCGAGGAGATTTGTCGGAGTACGTCCCTGATGAGGTACTACTTTCGCAAGGAACAAAAAATACACACAAACAACGAAGAATAACAGACTTTGACGGTGGCAGCTTAACAAACAACCTGCCAGTTCGAAAGGCTGGCTTTTGGGTGTTTGGGCAAGCTGGGCAAGAACCACCGTTAAACCCCGGCCCACGCTTGTGGTGTCCGGGGAGACTTTTTAGCTAAGGATACGACTTATGGGAAAACCACTTAAAAAGAAGCGAGGTGTTATAACGCAGTCAAATAAGCCTATCGCAGCCCTAGACACTAAGGGTGCTATAGCTAAC